GTTCAACCTCCCCAGAGACACTGGTGTATCCTCCATCAGCTCATAAGCTGCCCACTTCTCGAACAACTTAGACACCAATGTGCCCTGCATCCCGCGGCGGATCAACACAGAGAAGGAGGCATACAATTCACGTATTTTCTGGACACCCACGATACTGTTCGTGCTCTCCACATTCCCGCTCACCACATTAGCCAGAGCCCGGGTGGCACTACCCCTCACCTTCCCGTCAGGGCTGTAGAGCAGTCTGAGGTACTCGCCACGCCCTTGGCCCATCAGCTGCTTGATCTCACTAACTTCTATCCCGCCCTGGTAAGCGGCAACCACATACTTCCGGGCATCCTCCATTGTTGGGAAGGTTGCCCAGCCGTCATCACCAGTCTCGTAGAACTTGTCACATACCAAGTTCTGCCCCATCGCGTCCAACGACTCCACATAGACCATCCTATATGTGCCGTTTAGCAGTGTGTTGATCAAGGTCGTCTGTGGAATGCCTGAGAACATACCAGACCTAGATTTGTACCAGACTTTGTCACTGGGGTTGAACCACCACTGATTCTCTAAACTGCGGGCATACCAGTCCGATATCTTGCAAAACTCAGCATCAGGCTGGAACCCAACCTCCAGCGACCACTCGAAGACTGCCTCTATCACAGCTCTCTGTGCAGCCAAAGAATGGCTAGAGTTGAAGTCGGCGTAATCTAGGCAGGTTATAAACTTGCCTGAAGCGCAGGCTTCTGCTCTCTCCAACATCTCAGAAAGCAACAAAGAGTTGTCTTTGTTGATGCTCGCATTCTTCAGAGTCAGTGTCTTCTCCAGGTGGCTGCTCCAATAAGACCCTATCACATACAGAGAGTACAGACTACCGAAGATTGCTCTCAGTTTTCCATTCTCCTGCCCTTTGGTGTGGCCCTTGGCGAAATGGATGGGCTCAAGGTCTAGCACTTGTGCTATCGTCTTGTAATCTATCTTTTCCGCAACGTGCTTCTTGTTGGCGTGCATGGGCAGTGAGAAACCTTGCAGCTTCAAAGCCCTCATCAGTTCCGGTTCGGTATCCAGAACGATCTCCTCACCAGCTAGAGAGCCCTTGATCATCCACTGTCCTCGCGTGGAATAGTAAGGTTCAAAACCTCTGACTTTCTTCGGCTTCAAGACCCCTTCTTTCCTGAGGAACTGCTTGATCTTCTCCTTCAGTTCTAGCGGTGTGAGTTCCCTCATCTGGCCGTTGATGAAAGCCTTCACCTCCGGTACGACACGCTCGCGCTTGGCTACCTCCGCAGGCCAATCTACATCACGGTGGGCCTTCCCAACTAACCCAGCCAGGTACAAGCTTTGGCAGAAGTCATCCTCCGTGTATGGCCAGTGACCGTTCGCCCACATGTTTCTGATCTTATCGTTGAACGCTCCGAAGTGTGAATTCCACGCTCCGTAGGCTGTGGATACAAGACCGGACTCTTTCAAGTAGCGGTAGCAGTCCTCGGAGGTGGTGTTCATGAACATGAACATAACCACCCCGACAACCCAACCGTTCTTGGCTCCTTCGTTCTTCCTTATGAAAGCGAAGATATCCTCTGACTTTGGAGAGTGGGCAATCTCCTTACCCATATCTTTGAAGAGGTTGCCTAGGGTAGTAGGTCCACGTTTGATCTTGCTATCCATCCCACGCGGGTAGTAGCTGTCAATGACAGTGACCTCTTCTTTTGTGGGCCTCTTGCCTTTGGCGAGGTTGTCCAACAACATCCCGAGCGGTGGTCTAGCTAAGGAGTTCTTTGCTGTCACACCTCCCAAACTCTTGTTCAGGTCGCG